ATCTGGACAACCAGGTCAAAGAAAAGTCGAGTTCCGAGAGCGGGTTCGGTGATATCATGAGCGGAGGATCCGAAAAATCAGATTACACGGAGCTGAAGACCACTATCAAAAACAAAATGACCACAAACATTTCGAACGAATTCATCAACGAACAGGCCGCCAAGATAGTTGCAGGTAATAACATGGTACTGGAAGATGTCACTTTCGACCCTCTCTTTTTCGAATTGAACGCAATTAGGGGGATCCCTCTCACGCTAGAGGAGAGGCGGTTAGCTTCGCAGACGGATTGCCCCATCAATCAGAATATGCAGATTACCTTCGTCGCCGAACAAATCGGCAAGAAGGTTTCTGAAATCGTCAACGAAGAATATAACAAGAGCGATCTTAAGTCTAGACTCGACAAGGAGAGCACGTCGAAGACCCAGGGCGCGGGCGAGGCCGTGGCGGATGCCGCCGAGGGTATCGGAGCCGGCGTGGGCGCGGCCGCTGAGGGTGTCGGGTCCGGTGTCGGCACGGCCGCCGAGGGTGTCGGAACCGGCGTGGGCGACGCCGCGCAGGGTATCGGCGCGGGCGCCGCCGCCGCGATGGCCGGCCCGTTCGTCCCTTTCGCGATCTCTTCATCGTCCATGATGGCCGCGGGAATGGTGATGATGATGATGTCCAAGGGCAGCGGTGGGATGGATCCCGCCATGATGGCTGCCATGATGCGACGATGATTTCATACGCCGTTGGTTATGATACCGTCGACCGCATACTTATTCATGTACTCAAACTCTTTGTCCTCCTTGTGCGTGTACGTGAACACCTGAATTCCTTTGTACTTACAAAAACTGATAAAGGCAAAGTCGAGGCACGTCCAGTGGATTATGACCGCGCTCAGGCCGGACGTCAGTCGATCGTATTCGCTCTCGTGGAAAACGGTCTCGAAGGTCGAACCCCGTCGCACTCTCGGCGGCAAACTGTACACGATTTTTCGGTTGAAACTACAGAAATACACATTCTCGGTACTCATGCCTTCGTAAAATCTCATCAGGGTGTTTACGATGGCCAAATCATTGCCCTTTATGTCCAAAATCACCAACGTGGTTTCGAGCTCCGGCACTCGCGCATACACTTCGTCGAGTGTCAAAATGCCGCGCGCACGCGTCTGGTCCACGGTCAAATCCCCGATGAACGCGTCGCCGTCGTACACGTCGTGAAACAAAACGAGCTCACCCGTGGCACAGAGCTGCACGTCAATTTCCACGCCATCGTAGCCACAGGCGAGCGCACCCTCGATCGCTTCGACGCTGTTATCCTTGTATAACTTTGAATACCCTCGATGCGCGATGTATTTCATCCCCTCCCCTGATTTAAAGAAAACAATTTATATATTAGCTAGTCAATGATCCTCAGCATAGACGTTGGCATACGAAATCTCGCCCTGTGTCTCCTCGACGACAAAAACGGGAATCTGGTGCGAAACTGGGACGTCGACGGCATACCCCCGGAATCGAAACACGGGATCTACGTGTCCATGCGCGACCACCTCGACGCTCGACCCTGGGTGCTCACCGCCGATACCGTGCTCATAGAGAAACAACCGGACCGTAATAAAAAAATGATCTCGGTCATGCACTTTCTGCACAGCTATTTCATCATCAAGTGTCCGGCCGCAGAGACGATCCTCTACGACGCACGCCACAAGATCCCGGACGTGGCGGGGCCGGGAAAGGCGCAATACCTGAAACGAAAGAAGACGGCCATCCAAAGGTGTGAAGAGTTCATCAAGGACGGACCCACGAACACACACTGGCTGCCTGTGTTCGAGAAATCCAAGAAGAAGGACGACTTAGCCGATACGGTCATGCAAGCCCTCTCGTTCGTCAACCGCGTGGAGGTCCTGCCCGCGTCCGCGTCCAAGACGAAGAAACTGGTGGCGAGAAAACCAAACGAGAACCAGAAACGAACCAAATATTCGAAATCGAACCTGGCGTGGATCTATTTGAACAAACTCGAGTGCGAGGTTCTGGAAAACAATAAACGGTTCATGAAAGATTTGCGTCGGTACTTCACGGGAATCGACGACCTCGTTCGCGAGATCCAGGGCAAATAAAAATGTCTTCACATTACAAAATGTTCGCCATCACCACTTCCAATTCGTTCATTGGATTTTCTGACCGATTCAAAAAGATCGGCAAGAGAATCCAGAAGCAGAGACAAGGCGAGGTGGAAAGGATCAAGGATAAGCTCTCGGATATCGCCCGCGAGGAGGAACGCCGCGCGAAGGAAATCTTCAGGGAACACAAGGATATCTTCAAGAAGTCTAAGAAATCGACGCCCAAGTCTATCGACCTCTACGAAAAGTAAGGGCGAGTGCGACCAACAAGGGTACCACGGCCACCGGCGAATCGCTAAACCTCTGAGCCAGAAGCGCGCATACCACACTGTACTGAACCACGCGTATATCCTTCCTCGTCTTTGCCATTGAGCGCTTCATGGATGCTCTGGACCTCTCCAGGCCCAGAACAGTCGAATTAATCTTAGTGATCTTACCGGGAATTTGCGTCGTCTTGGCGATCATCTCGGATATGTCGATGCTTTCCATGAACTGCTGTTGAATCATCGGTTCCAGGTAGGTGATGTAGTTGAAATCCGGGTCGAGCTGCAGACAGATCCCCTCGATCAGTGTGAATGATTTGGCTAAGTATACAAAGGATGTTGGTACAACGAAAGGTTTCTCCGCGGCGAGCTCGACCGCCAGGTCGTCGTTCATGATCGCACCCCCGTCGAGAGTTTCCAAGTAACCGAGGATGTTTTCAAAGAAAACCTCAATATCGCTGACGTCCGTTGACGTCGGCACGATGACACCCAGTCGTATGAGTATATCGACTATGCCCCCGGTATCCCTGTTCATGATACAAACGAACATGTCCGCGAACCCGTTCCTCAATTCGTCGCTCAGTTTGATGACGAGGCCGAAATCGTAGAACACGAGTTTCCCGTTTTTTGACACGCCGAGGTTACCCGGGTGCGGGTCCGCGTGGAACAGGCCGCTTCCCATGGTCTGCGTGACGTACGAATTCACCAGCGCCTCGCACACCTTCTTCTTATTGATTTTGCGAGACTTGATCTCCGTGATTTTTTCGGTGGGGACGTACTCCATGACGATCATCTCGTCCGTGCAGTATTTCTTGTACACGCGAGGGATCTTGATCCAGTCCACATGTTTGAGCGACCGCCTGAACTCCAGAGCGTTCTCAACCTCCTGGGCATAATCCGCCTCCCCGAGGAGGTACTCGATTGAATCGTTCAGCACGTATTCCGAACTGTTCCCCGTGTCCACGCCGATCGCCTGGAAGAATTTCAGAATCTTGCTCACCGTCGCCGTATCGGACGCCATCGTCTCGAAGATCCCCGGTCGTTTCAGTTTGACCACCACGTGTTTCCCGTTTTGCAGTACCGCCTTGTGCACCTGGCCGATACTCGCCGATCGAAAAGGCGTCTCGTCGAAGTGTTTGAAGATGTCCATGTCCAGACTATCCTTCACCAAGTTGTAATCGAACGGCGGCACGCTATCCTGAAGAGATTCCAACTCGCGTATGAATTCCGGTTGGAAGATATCACCGCGCGTGGACGCGATCTGCCCGAGCTTGACGAACGTGGGCCCGAGATCCAGCAGCTGATCCTTCGTCCACCTACCCAGTTCGGCCTTGTCCTCCATGAACCGATTCTTCCATGCGAATTGGGTGGCGAACTTCCACGTCTTGATCTTATTCCTCGGTGGAGGTTTTATCACATGGTTCACCGCGCATACCACCATGCTCTTACCTTTACCCAGGAACTTTTTCTTTATACATAATAAACAAATGGTTCGTCAGATCAAAAACCTTTTCGGTCCGGTGACGAGTCCCGCCGAACTTTTCATCAAGGCGCAGCCCCTGGTCTTCTCACTGATCATCATGTACCAGGGTCTGTTCTCGCCAAACGCGATCGCCATCCCCGAGCGCCTCGAAAAGCTCTTCGGGAACAAGACCTTCCGTCTGGTATCGCTGATGGCCATCGCATTCGGCGCGACGGGGGATATCGAGTATGCTCTCGCGTCCACCGTCATCTTCCTGAGCATCATGTACCTCCTCAAGACCCCGGAGGAAAGGCGCCGAACCGGTTTCATTTAAATTGTGAGCCTATACTAGAATGAAGATTCATATCGTCGGCGCCGGTCCCACAGGTTTATCCCTCGCGTGGGAGATCGTCAGGTCGACCGATCACGAAGTCACCGTGTACGAACGCAAGGCGTCGTGCGGCGGTTCGTGGTGGGAACCCGACACCGAGGTTCGAGACATCCACGCCCACCGCGTACTATTTGACCGAGGGTTCGTCAACGCCCAATCGTTTTTGAAGGAGATGGATCTCGAGTGGGACGAACTCTTCCAGAAAATTTCGCCGGACTTTTTCAGGTACGCGTTGAAAAAGTTCAAGCCCAAAGATTACCTGGCGATTGTGGAATTATTTTTCAGGGTGACGCTCCAGCCCGAGAAATATAAATCAATCTCGCTCCACGACTATTTCGAAGACAAATTGTCCGAGGGCGGTAAATCCATCGTCGAACACCTGCCGATCAACATAGACGGGGTGACGTGGAAACACATGTCGGCGTACGAATTTATCAAGACCGGTGACCAACTTCTCTTTTCTTCGATGTACACGCAAAGAGTTTCAGGTAAAATCATGAACGATTCGATAGAGGAAAAACTTCTCGACGCCGGTGTGAATTTCATATTCGGCTCGGAACTGGAAGGGGTGGAGTACAGGGAAGACGGGTACGAAGCATCGTTCAGCGATGGGACGTCCGTATCCGACGGGATGTTATTCATGTGTATAGACAACTCACCGGCACTCAAACTGATCGGCGATAATTGGGGCCCCCTCGCCGAGAAAAAGATCCGAAGCGCAACCTACGGGTCGATATGTGTGCTGTTGGACTACGACGAATTTGTTTTCGCCGGCGAAGAGTTCGAAACCCTGACCAACACGAAATGGAATATCCTCGTCGCTAATTTACCCGGTACCAACACGGTTTCGTGTGTGCTTTGCGATCTCACGAAAGAGATCCTCGCCAGCGAACCGGATGTGATCAAACGCGAGGTGATCCACCAGCTCGGCCTTCCACCGCCCCGAGAAATTAGGATCGGGTGGGGAAGTGAATGGACCGGCGAAAAATGGGAATTTTCCCAGTCGTCGGGGGTGTTGGGTCTAAACGGTCAAGTCCCGTTTTTCGGCGTGTGCCCTAACGTCGCTCTGTGCGGCATGATGTCGTATCGCGAAACACCCTACTCGAGCATAGAAGCCGCGGTCGAAGTTTCCAGGCGGCTCAGTCACGAATGTTTTGGGACCCGTTTACCGCTTAAACCGATCGCCGTTTCCCAGGTACTCGCGATCTGCGTCGTGGCGGTCCTAGTTATTATTCTCATCTATCGTAACACGAACCAATGAAGTTCCTGGCCGAAGTGTACGAACCGATGTACGAATTCAACGAGCGCAAATATATCAGGCTTACCGTACCCGAGAATGTTCGTGCGATCGTTGAAAACATGCATATCAAACGTACGCACCTTCTAAAGAATTCGAAAGTGGACGACCCGTTAGAGGGTCGAGTACTCAAAGTCAAAGTTCCGTTCCGTTACAGGCGAGTGATGTGCAGCGTCGAAGGACGGCCCATTCAAGCGCTAGTTAGGGGGGACGAGATCGAAGTGGTGGTCGATTTCAAGGGAGCTTGGAACGTGGAGAATCATTCGGGTTTCTCCTGGGTGCTCTCCTCCTCGATCTTCTGCTCATCGGATTCCTGAGTGGGATCTCGCGGGAGTTCGATCGTCTCCAAACCACCCTTCTTCAGATCACGAAAGGTTTGGAGCATACCCTGAAGCCTGAAGATTTCCTGGGTCATCTGCTCGATGGTCTGGGTGACCTTTTTAATATTCTCATCAATGTTCACGGTGGGCATTTTACGTAGTTAAAGTTTGTACTCTTTAACTAGGTAAACATGGGTACACTGACACGGACCGGGTACCTGATTTCTCGCGCCGAACTAAGTAAGATACCGCACCAGGCGGTCGTCGTCCTCGGCGGTTTAAAAAAAGAACTTACCGTAAGACCCGTGGTCAACACGGACTATGGATTTCCTCCGCCGCCTTTTAAGGTGTTCCGATCAACTAAAGACGGGATCTGCACCCCGAGATTCTTCGGCATCGACAAAATGGGCCCTCCCAAATTCGACAAACGACCCGAACCCGCGAAAAGCAGAGCCAAGTTCACAGGAAAACTGCGAGACGCCACCCACCAAAACGAAGCCTTCGCAGCAGCGATTAAAGCAGGAAGCGGCGTCCTTTCTCTCCCGTGTGGGTTCGGCAAGACGACTGTATCTCTGGCTATAGCGTGTAAGCTCGGCTACCGCACGATGATTGTCGTGCACAAGCAATTCCTCGCGGATCAGTGGAAGGAACGGATTCAGCAATTTTGTCCAGGCGCGACCATCGGTATCGTTCAACAAGACAAGAAGGAGGTTGAAGGCTGCGACTTTGTGATCGCCATGCTTCAGTCCCTGTCACTGAAGGAATACTCCTTCGACGATTTCGATTCGGTCGGGACGGTCATAGTCGACGAAGCGCACCACATTTGTGCCAAGGTCTTTAGCCAATCGCTATTCAAAATGTGCCCGCGCCACATATTCGGCCTTTCGGCTACCCCCGAGCGAAAAGACGGTCTCACGAAAGTTTTGCATTGGTTTATGGGTAAAACGTTCTTCGCCGTCGAGCGTAAAAATCAGGAACAGGTCGAAGTCTTTCCGGTCACGTTCGATTCGCCGAATTACAAAAATCCGCCGCCCAGTATGCGCAACGGTAAGATATCGATGCCGAACATGATTACGCTTCTGGTCGAGGACCGACAAAGGAACAAAATGCTGGTGGAACTAGTAAAAAAGGCGTCGGCGGGGACGAGACAATTACTCGTCTTAAGCGACCGGCGACTTCACTGCGAAATGCTCCACCAGTGCTTCCCAAAAACTTCTGGTCTGTACATGGGCGGGATGAAGGAGGCCGCACTCCAAGAATCGTCGAAGAAGAAAATCATCTTCGCGACGTTCAGCCAAGCGCACGAGGGGTTGGATATCCCAACTTTGGACACAGTCATATTGGCGTCCCCAAAATCGGACATCGTGCAGTCGATAGGACGTATCATGCGAGAGACGAAGGGGAAGAAGAACAATCCACACATTTACGATATCCACGACCCGTGGAGCGTTTTCACGGCCATGTACTACAAGCGCATGAAAGTGTACCGACAGGGCGGATTCAAAATTCACGGCAACGGTAAAACCGCCGAGGAGAAGAAAGACGAATTCCCCCGAGGCAAGTGTTTGTTCGCTTAATTACTTTCGTCGGTTAGCCTTTTTCAGGTACGCATTTACAATATTTTTTTCGTACACGGGTTTTTTCCTGGCGACCAGTATCGCCCTAGACAGCCGCGTGCCGTTGAGGTTCAAATTCTTAACGATTTTTTTACGGGTGCGGCCGCCCCTGTACACCGACTGAATCTTCGTCGCAGCCTTCGCCTTTTTCTTATACGTTGACATCATTTACTATGTACCCAGATTATTTATCATCGGGGGGTAGACCCTCAGGTAGATAATCGACTTACTTCTTCATTTGGTCCGATACAGCTAACATGACCACGCCTACAATGAAGGCTAGAATGACATAATTCAGTTCAGTGTCCTCATCCCCGAGTCCCTTTTCAGGCTGCTTCGGGGGCTGGGCGACGGCCGCCTCGGGCCGCCGCTGCGGAGGAGGTTCGAGGTCCTCCAATGGACAGTATGCTATCATGATATAATATTAACATCACAAATTAATTTCATTCTTTTTGGTCGTCTTGCGACGCTTTTTCGGTTTCCCGCCTTCCACGTTGACCTCCTTGATCTCGCCGCCTGTGCTCTCTCCTGAAATCGACACGATATCACTGAGCTCATCCTCCTCCTCGATCGGGGGCGGTCGGCTCCCGCCGGCGTTGAAGTTGGAGTTCATGGGCATGGGAGGCGGCATAGAAATCCCGCCCATAAGGGACGCAAGATCGACACCCGGACCCTTCATCTCGTAGTTGCCAGTACCGCCCACGGGAGGTTCCACAAACGGCTCGTCGGGGTTCCTTGGTGTCGTGTTCTGCACTGCGGCCATCATGTTTTTGACGAGCTCTGGGTTCTGTTTAATGACGTCGTTCATATTCGGGATGGCAGTCTTGAACATCGAATTGGTCAAATGAAACATCATCGCCGAGCCGCCGAGCATCATGATCAACTTCACCTCGGGGGCGACGCTGACCTTACTCCTATATTTCACGTATAATTCTTCAAAGACGCCATCGTAATCATCGACATTCTCCATGACGGATTCGGACCAACCGTCCAGTTGGATCTCGAAAGGATTGTATCGCTTGTTAAGGAATTCCAGGCCGGTGACACAGGCCACCAGCATACGCCGCGAGAACCGAATCGATTGCTCGACGTCGATGCTGTACGTGATCCGCTTGACCTCGGACCGAAGCTCTTCGACGTTCGAGTACGCGTTGAGTCTCTTGTTCACGGCGAAGCCTTTCTTCTCCAGGCGGGCCAATTTGTTGAGTAAATCACTCTTTTCCTCGTCGATGGACGTGTACCCCTCCGAGGGTTTTTCTCGCTCGGGTCTCTCCTCGTCGTCCTCGTCATCAAAATCCATGTCGTCATCGTCCTCACCGTAATCGATTTCCTCCGTCTGGGTCGGGTGGTGAGCGTTCGGAACGGACTGCTTGTTGGGATTGACGAAGGCATCCATCGCCTCCTGGTGTTGCGGAGGAGGGCGGGCGCCGAACGCGCTCTTCTGCGGCCGGGGCACGGGTTTGGGCCGAGGCACGGAAATTTCGATCTCATCGTACAGGGCCTGCTCGTCGGCGTCGAGTTTCATGACATTGGTACGACCGCGATCCAGGACAATATCGTCGGTCATCTCTATCCTCTAGTGATAATTTCGGTGGTTCTCTTTAACGCACTTCACTTTTTTTTGTTAGCATATAGTAAACATGTTCACACTCAACAAGACCAACCGCGGTGCCCTGATGTACATGGCCGTCCTCTTCGGTCTCATCTGTGTCCTGACCATCATGCAGGGCGGTTCCAGCGGCTACCAGCCCCGACCGATTACCATTAACGCCGTGAGCCAGGCGTCCCTCTTCGACCTCGACCACAGCGAGGAGTGTGTCCCCGGCGCCCCCAGGGGTAGCCCGTACACCAAGTCCCTGACCCCCGGCGGTCTCTGCGGCGCGCAGGGTCTCGTCGCCGACCACGCCGGTTATTCCATCGCGGACGGTATCGGCGGATCTTTAATCTAACCGTATAGTAACCATGGTTCCAGATCTCAATTACGAGTACCACACCATCACAATCGACTCTAACGGTCAGGCGACGAACGCCTTCACGGGCTTTCTGGAAATTCCACTGAAGAACGTGGTCGAGGCCAGACTCCTCGCCTCGCGCATCCATACCCTGCAAACCAACGAACACATCTACATCTCGATCGACGAACTCGATTCGAACTTCAACGATCGGGCGACCCCCGTGCTCAACGGTACTGGAACCATCGGGAAGGTCAAGGGCGTGTTCGCGAGTCTCATTTCGGATGTGACCAACGGCGCGGTGAATTTCAAGTGCGATTACGACGTGAGCACCCAATACATCAACCCGATTCGGAAATTGGATAGGTTTACGGTCAACGTGTACGATCAAGACGGTAACCCGCTCCCGCCGGACGCGGGGAATACGCCGAACTACCTCGTGATCAAGTTCACGTGTCTCAAAGGCAATTTGTAATTTTCTCGTGTATTAGTAGTAACGATGTCAGCGGGGATCACCCAGCTCATCGCCATTGGTGCTCAGGACCAGTTTATCATGGGGAAACCCGAGATCTCGTTCTTCTCCAGCACCTTCAAACGACACTCGAATTTTTCCCAGTCCATCGAAAAGCAAACCATCTATGGAGCTGTGAAAAACGATTCCATGTCGAGCGTACAAGTCGAAAGGTCGGGCGACCTTCTCGGGTACGTGTATTTTACTTTGGACGACACCACGCAGGCCCTGGACACGCAACGCTGGGACAATATCATCGATAAGGTCGAATTAGTCATCGGCGGGTGTGTCATCGACGCGCAAGATTCCGTCTTCACGGAAAAGATCGCCATCGATACGTTCGCGCAGAATTTGTCGAAGAGCGCGAACGGAACGCACCCGGGTGTGTCCGCGCGCTCGTACTTTTACCCGCTTCGGTTCTTTTTTTGCGAGGGACCGCAGTGCGCTCTTCCCTTAGTCGCTCTGAATTATCATAACGTCGAGCTGCGCATTCACTGGGCGAGCGAGGCTTCGAACTACAACGTCGAGTGTTACGCCAACTATTATTACCTGGACAACAACGAACGCGGTGCCATCGCCTCGCGAAAGCACGATTTGTTGATCACCCAAGTACAAAAAAATATTCCATCGAACCACACCACGCAGGAGCTTTACTTCTCGCACCCCGTGAAATATATCGCGTCTTCCGATACCACCACCGACGGCGCGCTCACGAGTCCCACGAACAGGGTGAAGATCACCATCAACGGCTTGGACCTCTGTACGCCGCGATGGGGGAAGCCGCACTTCATCGACGTTCAAAACTATTACCACACGAATTTCGTGACCTCCCCCGATTTTTTTCTCTATTGTTTTTGTCTCAGTACCTCTTCGCTGCAGCCCACGGGAACCTTAAATTTTTCTCGACTCGAAAGCGTCAAGATCGTGAGCGACAGCATGCCCATCAACCACCCGATTTACGCGGTCAACTACAACATCCTTCGCATAGAGAACGGGATGGCGGGACTTTTATATGCAAATTAAAAATGCCAGACTATAGTAATTATGGTCAAGAACTTACCGACGGTAGAAAGATCCACCAAAATTCGGTTCGGTAAGCACGCTTTGGAGAATCAGGCTGAGAATACAATAGTGTTTAACGCATCTGACACTCCACTGCAGGCCACGAACCCATCGGCAGTCTATCTTTCTCCCATCCGTTTTCGACAGGATTTCTCGGACCCCCAGATTGTACTTCTGATGTACAACAAGGCGACCGGTGAGATAACCGAGTCAGGATCCTCGGCGTCGACAGCGGTGGAACCTCCCTTGTCGTCTGTCACTGGATTTGGCAACACTACTCCCTATACTATCGAGTTCCAAAATCCGACGACCTCCTTCGTGACCAGTGGAAACGTCCACGTCAACGGCGATCTTGAGGTTCAAGGAAACATCAATTTTCGAAACGGAACCATAGCCGAGATCAAGAACACCGACCTGGTGGTCGAAGATCGGATCATCGGCATCGCGCACAACAACACGCAAGTGGGTCTGGACACGGGAATCATCATCAACTACCCGAACCAAAACGTCGGGATTATCCACCACGGCGACGAAACACCCAAACGTCTCAGCATCGGGTACACGCAAAATGGGAGTACCGACACGAGCATCACCCCCGATGCGAACAACATCACCCTGGATATTTTGGGTGACGCAGTTGTCCAAAACGATTTAACCGTAAATGGAGCTGTCGACGTCAACTCACTCATCGTGACGACGACCGTTTCGTCCACGGACCTGACAGCCACGGGGACCGTATCCGCCACGACCGGATCATTCTCGGGGGCAGTCTCCGCCACGACCGGATCATTCTCGGGGGCAGTCTCCGGGAGCACCGGATCATTCTCGGGGGCGGTCTCCGGGACGAGTTTCTCGGATGGGACGGCGACGCTCACGGGTGGGGCGTGGTCGGGCTCGGCGGCGACGCTAACTACCGCGCGACTGATCGGCGGGGTCGCATTCAACGGGTCGTCCGACATAAGTTTACCAGGCGTGAACATAGGCGGTAATCAGAGTACCACTGGTTCTGCGGCGACGCTAACTACCGCGCGACTGATTGGCGGGGTCGCATTCAACGGGTCGTCCGACATAAGTTTACCAGGCGTGAACATAGGCGGTAATCAGAGCACCACTGGTTCTGCGGCGACGCTAACTACCGCGCGACTGATCGGCGGCGTCGCATTCAACGGGTCGTCCGACATAAGTTTACCAGGCGTGAACATAGGCGGTAATCAGAATACCACGGGAACCGCCGCCGGTCTCACCACGGCAGTGAACATAGGCGGGGTTTCATTTGACGGCACTTCTTCGATCAACCTCCCAGGAGTGAACATAGGTGGTAATCAAAGTACCACTGGGTCTGCGGCGACCCTAACTACCGCTCGTTCTATCGGAGGGGTGGCTTTCGACGGCTCGGCCGATATCGTCCCGACCACCTTCGGCAACATCTCGGCGGTCGGCGGGACGTTCACCGGCGCGATCACGGGCGCGAGCTACAGCGGCGGAGCTGTGAGCGGTACGTTGGGTACCTTCACCGGGAACCTTTCGGGACAGGCGTTGACAGTAACGAGCGCACAGGTCAACGGCGCGCTGACTGCAACCGCACTGATATCCGGTGACGGCGGAGGGTTGTCCAATCTCACGGCCGCGAATATCACCAACGGGATCGCGCTCGGAACCAACACGACCGGAAATTACGTGATCGACGTCGCCGGGGGGGACGGCATCGCCGTGACTGGGACCGCGGGCGAAGGGTGGACCCCATCCGTCGCCGTGGACCTTAAGGCCAACGGCGGTCTGGTCATCGAATCATCGAAACTGGCCGTGGACCTCGGCGCCTCGAGCATCACGGGAACCCTGGCGGTGGCGGACGGAGGCACGGGCGTCACCACGAGCACGGGTTCTGTGAACGTGGTTTTATCTGAAAGCCCTACACTCACAGGCACGCTGACCGCCGCGATCGCGAACTTCAGCGGTGCAGTGACAGGCGCGAGCTACACGGGCGGTGCCATCTCGGGCACTATCGGAACTTTTTCTAGTGATCTTGTGGTGAACACCGACGCCTTCTACGTCGACTCCGTGAACAAATACGTGGGTATAGGCAAGACGCCCACGGTGGCGCTCGACGTCGTCGGGCGCGTCAACGCCACCGGCGCGGGTACCTTTGGTGGGGCTCTTTCGGGAACGACGGGAACCTTCTCGGGGGCTCTTTCGGCAACTACGGGCACGTTCACGGGCGTCCTGACCGTTTCGGACACAACCGCGGGGACGTCCAACACCGCCGGCGCGGTGGTCGTGTCGGGCGGCATAGCGGCGGTCGGGAACGTGTTCAGCGGGGACCTCTACGCGTCCGCCGGCCTGGATCACGCCAGTCACATCGGCACGGCCCGCATAGGGTACGACGGATCGACCACGGGGGACGCGACGTTCGCGCAAACCTCGCACATGAGCTCGACCGACTACGCGCTCAAACAGACGAGCGCCGGTGCGACGAGCCTCAACGCGGCGACCGGTCAGGGCATCGCTTTCGCCGTCAACAACGCCACCAAGGCGCGGGTGGACAGCGTCGGTAACTTCATCGTCGGCACGAATAAACTGTACGTGGACGTGGGGAGCGGACTGGTGGGCGTCGGGACGACACCGGCGACGAACAGGCAGCTCGACGTGAGTGGTAACGTGCACGCTTCGGGGAGCGTCACGGCGGCCGCCGACGTATCCGTCGGTGGTTTAACTACGGCCGCAAACGGTATGATCATCAACACGGCCACCGACGGCGTGACTAAGAAGTTCTACTCGTACAAGGGAACGTTGGCCGACCAGACCTCGGTGGCCGATGCGTCTTTGAAGTTGACCTTTTCGTCGAATATTTTCTACGCCAAGATAGTTGCGCACCTCGTGGAGGATTCGACAGAGTTCAGCAACATGAGCCTGGAGGTTGGCGGAGGGAGCAGAGCCGGAGGCGCGACGCCGAACCTCAAACTTGGCGCGGTGTCCATTTTCGGCAACACCTCCACCAACCCGTGGGACTCTTCGCCGGACGTCACCACCACGGCGGGTGCAATCATTCTGAAGCCGACGTCGATTATAAATAACGGAAACAGCGGTAACCCAGCGGCACTCTATAACATCTTCGTGGAGTACATAACTCCAGACGGGACGAACGGTAAGTTGGAGACCATCCACGTAGGGTCGAGCGCTACCGCCGTGAAAACTTTTACATATTAATAGTATAGGATGAGCGTAAACGTTCATCATTTAAACGGCAATTTATTGGTCGGGTCGTCGCATTTCTTCGTGGACACCTCGACCAATAAAGTTGGCATTACGACGACGAATCCAGACGCGGGCCTTCACGTGAACTCGAACGCCTATGTGAACACGGATTTTCGCGTGGGGGCAGATATAGCCATGAACGTCACAAGCGGAAGGATCACAGCGGGGTCGTTCGACGGCGACGGCTCCCTGCTTAGCGGCATCAATTCTGATTCTGGCAGTTGGGTCAACGGTACCA